ACATTTGAATTAAATAAAGATTATTTTAAGAATAAAATAAATAATAACGGATTATTTACTTGGAAGGGAGATTTACATTATTTAAATGATCCTAAAGTTAAAATAATGCATTTAGTTACTGAACCAGAAACTAACTCAAAAGAAATTCGTTCAGTAGAAAACATTAAAAAATTTTGTGAGTGGATGGATATTAAATACGAGCAACGTGTAAATAAAATATGGACAGAAATGCCCCCTATAGACACATGTGCCCGCCCAGAAGTTGTTCAAGATAAACCAGGTTATTATAAATTAGCACCAGGACATTATGGGTGTTATTTAGCTCATAGAAATGCTATTTGTGCTGAAGATAATACAGAATATGATTATGTTATAATAATAGAAGGAGATACAATAATTGATAGTAATTTTGTAGAACTATTTGATTCATTAATTAGATTTAATAGATTATCTCATCAAACAGATATGGATATTATAGGTTTTGGTAATCCTTGGCAAAATAGAAATTTAAATGGTCCTAAAATAGAGGATATTTGGACGGATGTAACACCGTTTATTCCTGCTCAATCATATTTAATAACACAAAATAAAATAAATAAAATTAAACATTTATTAGAAACAACTCCTTGGGATGCTATTGACTTATGGATGTGTAATGTAGCTAGATTAAGAATAGGAACAGCAGAAAAAATTTACACTAAACATTTACCAGGATATAGTATTATAGAACAAACAGTTAAAGACGGAAAAACAGATAATCCATTAATATTTTTAGAAGAATGAAAATTTGTCAAGTAGACCCGGGATGTGGTATTCCAATCCCTCCACCTTCATGGGGTGCAATAGAAAAAATTGTATGGGAGTTTCATAACAATATAAATAAACTAGGACATACATCACAAATTAGTATGGCTGGTTATATTCAAAAAGGTGAATATGATATAGTTCATTGTCATGTTGCTAATTTAGCAAATCAATTAGCCGAACAAGGTATACCTTATATCTATCAATTACATGATCACCATGTGGTTCATTACGGTAAAGATTCTCATGTTTACAAAGAAAATTTAAAGGCAATTGAAGGATCTCTTATATCCTTAATGCCTGCTAGATTTTTAGTTGATTATTTTGAAAATGATAAATGTATTTATTTTTCTCATGGAGTAAATACAGACGAATTTTACCCAACATCTAAAAACAAACCATTAGAACCTAAATTATTAATGGTTGCAAATAATGGTTTAGGAGGTAATCAAGCTTTTGATAGAAAAGGATTTACTTTTGGATTAGGATTAGCTGCTTTGAATAATTTACCTATTACTATAGCCGGTCCTTCATCTAATAAATATTTTTTTAATGAGCATTTATGGATGTTAACTTATCCTAAATTAAATTTGGTTTTTGATTTACCTAATAATAAATTATTAGAGTTATACCACGAACATGATATATTTGTTCATCCAACAATTTTAGAAGCAGGACATCCTAATTTAACAATGGTAGAGGCAGCGGCCGCTGGTTTACCTATAATTGCTGATTGGGAACATGCTACTGATTTTCATGGTGCCTGGAGAGCTCCTCGTAATGTATTTGAAATGGATAGAGGTTTAAAAGATATTTTAGAAAATTGGAATACATACAGACTAAATACCATTAATACAGGTAAACAATTAAGTTGGGAAAACAGAACTAAAGATTTATTAGAAATATACAAACAATTTATATGAAAGAAGTTTTAATACAAGAATATAATAATTTACAACAATTAAATTTACCTTACAAACAAAATGAAAATAAATTTTTTATAAATTTTGTTCAAGGAGCTAAATGTGAAATTACAGGTGATGTTCAAAAAACATATATTGTTAAATTTATTGATACTAAATTTGATGAAGTAGTTCATGAAAGTGAAATTACTAATAATATGTGGACTAAAACATCTATTCAATATTTTGTATGGTGGCGTGTAGAAATTTATGATAAAGAAACAAATGAATTAGTATTTGAACATAATTTTGATCCTAAAAATAAACGAATATACATTCATTTAGATTCATCAGCTATTGGAGATACTTTAGCTTGGTTTCCTTATATTGATGAATTTAGAAAAAAACATAATTGTCATGTTGTGTGTTCTACTTTTCATAATAAATGGTTTAAAGAAGAATACCCTGAATTAGAATTTGTTGAACCAAGTACAGAAGTATTTGATTTGTATGCTATGTATACTATTGGATGGTATTATGATGAAGATAGAAAAGTAGTTGATACTAAAATTCCTATTGAATTTAAACAACATCCATTAGGTGAAACTTCTACATCTATTTTAGGTTTACTCTATACAGAAATTAAACCAAGAATTGTATTGCCTAAAAAACAAAAACAAATTGAAGGAAAATACGTTGTAATAGCCCCTCATGCTTCTGCTCATGCTAAGTATTGGAATCATCCTGGAGGATGGCAAGCAGTAATTGATTATTTAAACGATAAGGGTTATAAAGTAGTAATGATTACAAGTGAAAAATTAGGAGATGCTTGGCACGATTCTAAACTTGGAGGAACATTAAAAGGAGTGATTAATAAAACAGGTAATTATCCTATTGAAGATAGAATGATTGATATGAAATATGCTGATGCTTTTATAGGTGTTGGTAGTGGATTATCTTGGTTAGCATGGTCAATAGGTACACCAGTAATAATGATTTCAGGATTTAGTGAACCTTATACTGAATTTTTAGAATGTGAAAGAGTATTTAATTATGATCCTAACATATGTACAGGATGCTTTAATAAACATTGGTTAAACCCAGGTGACTGGGAGTGGTGTCCTGAACACCAAAATACACCAAGACATTTTGAATGTACAAAAACTATAAAACCTGAGCAAGTAATTGTGTCAATTGATAAAATTTTGAATATTTATCAATAAAATAATGGCACTAGTACTAAAACAAATATTTGCTTCGGGATCAGATCAAATATCCCAAAACTATACAATTGAATCATGGCATGTATCTCAATCTGTAGATGCTTTTACAGGTGCAAAGGCATATGATATTACCCTTTCTGGATCATTTACATTAACAGGTTCACAACAAGTATCAGGATCAATTTCTGCATCTTTTGGTGCTAATACTGTTGGTTTTTTTGGTACATCATCTTGGTCTGTTACTTCATCACAAGCTATTAGTGCTTCTTCTACTATAAGTTCTTCTTACGCAATAAGTTCTTCTGTATCTATAAGTAGTTCATATGCTTTAAGTGCTTCATATGCTTTAAGTGCTTCATATGCTTTAAGTTCTTCTAGAGCCGTAAGTTCTTCTTATGCAATAAGTTCTTCTGTAGCTGTAAGTAGTTCATATGCTTTAAGTTCTTCTATTGCTGTATCATCATCTTATGCTTCTAATGGTGTAACAACTTTATCTGTAGGAACATGGTATGATACAACAACTCAAACAGTAGCTACAGGTGTTTCTGCATCTGTATCTTTAGATACTCCTATTATTAATGATGGAATTACTGTTGTTGCTAATTCAAGAATAACAGTAACTAAAACAGGTATTTATAATTTACAATTTTCTGCACAAACATCAGTAACTAATAACGGTACTATTTATATTTGGTTAAGAAAAAATGGATCCAATTTACCTTATACCAATACAGGTGTTTATCAACAAAACGCTAACGTAAAAAATGCAGCCGCTTGGAATTTTGTAGAAAGTTTAAACGCTACAGACTATTTAGAATTAATATGGTATTTTGATGGAAATCCTGCTTCATCAGCATCTTTAACAGCAGAATCCCCATCTCCAAGTAATGGAGGTGTAGCTATACCTTCAGTAATAGTAACAATTACTCAAATAAAATAACACATAAATGGAAAATAAAGTTTTAACACCCGAAGAGTTACAAAAATTAAAAAATACTCAAACCAATAGAAATGCATTGATGAGAGATTTTGGTTACATTGAATATCAAATTCAAGAATTAGAATTGCAAAAAGAAGGTCTTATTGAAGCTCTTGCTAAAATAAAATCTGATGAAATACAAATAGCTAAAGAATTACAAGAAAAATATGGTGAAGGAGCGGTAGATATTGATAAAGGAGAATTCATAAAATCCAATTAATTTTTGAACTCCCTTGCCATATTTATTATAGAATAAAATCAATATAATTTTAGAAACATGGCAGAAACATTAATATCTCCTGGCGTATTAGCAAGAGAAAACGACCAATCCTTTATTACGCAGCAACCCATTACCGTAGGTGCTGCTATTATTGGCCCTACAGTTAAAGGTCCTGTAGAAGTTCCCACTGTTGTTACATCATATAGTGATTATGAAAATAAATTTGGTACCGGATTTTTAAGTGGTAGCCAAGTTTATACTTATTTCACATCAATCGCTGCTTACAATTACTTCGCAAACGGTGGCGAAACTTTATTAGTAGCTAGGGTAACCACAGGTTCATTTACAGAAGCCACTACAGTAACAGGTCCAACTGGTTCTAATGGTGTTGTAAACTCAACTCCTTTAACAACAGCTTCAATTACTCTTAGTACTACTGCTTTATCTCCTTTTGTTAATCCAACAGGTTCATTTATAATAAATGGTGTTACAATAGCTGTAACAGGTAGTCCAGCTCCTGCCAATACTGCTACTACAATATTTGTAGCTTCAGGATCAACTTCATCAGGTTCAATTGCTAATATTGTTGCTGCATTTAATGCTAGTGCTTCTGTTGCTCCTTATAGTGCTTCCTTACAATACATTACAGCAAGTGTTTCAGGATCAAATGCAGGTATATTCCTTAATTCAACCTCTGGTGTTTCTGGAGTTGCAGCTAATTCTTATTATGTAACATCTGGTAGTACTACAACTTTCTTTAGTGGTGGTACAAATACTCCTGCTTTAGTATTAGCAACTTTATCTGAAGGTGCTTTAATGAACGATACAGGTAGTGAAGATATTAGTGGTTCATTAGCTTCAGGTTCTTCTGATAACATCAGATGGCAAATTGCTAATAGTGATACTGCACAAGGTACTTTCTCATTAATTATTCGTCAAGGTAATGATAACACTGATAATCCAATTGTATTAGAAACTTGGACTAATTTATCAATGGATCCAACATTACCAAACTTTATTACTAAAGTAATTGGTGATCAAAAGAAAAATTATAACTCAGCAATAAATCAAATTGAAGTATCAGGATCTGTTCCTAACTTCTCAAGATACGTAAGAGTTAAATCAGTAGCTACTCCTACTCCATTATATTTCGATAATACAGGTAATGCAAAAGCTCAATATACAGCTTCAATTCCTGTAGATGGTAGTGGTTCATTTGCAAATGCAACTGGTGATTTATATGTATCAAGCTACGCAGGCGGAACAGGAGCAGCTTATTATGAAAATATTACTTCTGTAAGTAACATTCAAGGTTTAAATACCGGTAGTTACAATAACATGATTGCTTTGTTATCAAACCAAGATGATTATAGATTTAATGCTTTGATTGCTCCTGGATTATTTAATTCAATCCACCCAACTCAAACTACTAATATCATAAACAATACTCAAAATAGAGGTGATAGTATTTTTGTACTTGATTTAGTACCATACAACGTTTCATCAATTTCATCAGTAACTGCTCAAGCAAACTCAAGAAATACTTCATATGCTGCTTCATACTGGCCTTGGGTACAAACCCCTGATCCAAATACAGGAGCATTAGTATGGGTACCTGCTTCAACTATGGTAGCTGGTGTTTATGCTTACAACGATAGCGTATCAGAACCTTGGTTCGCACCTGCTGGTATTAATAGAGGTGGTTTATCAACAGTAGTAAGAGCCGCTCAAAAATTATCACAAACTCAAAGAGATAATTTGTATGTTAATAAAGTAAACCCAATTGCAACATTCCCAGGTACTGGAGTTGTAGTATACGGTCAGAAAACATTACAAACTAAAGCTAGTGCTTTGGATCGTGTAAATGTTCGTCGTTTATTAATTGCTGTTAAGTCTTATATTTCTCAAATTGCAAATAACTTAGTATTTGAACAAAATACTATCGCAACAAGAAATGCATTCTTAGCTCAAGTTAATCCTTACTTAACATCAGTTCAACAACGTCAAGGTTTGTATGCTTTCAAAGTAATTATGGATGATAGTAATAACACTCCTGATGTAATCGACAGAAACCAATTAGTAGGTCAGATTTATCTTCAACCAACTAAGACTGCTGAATTCATTTACTTGAACTTCAATGTCTTACCAACTGGAGTTACTTTCCCTGCATAATTTTTTAAAAACGGAATATTTATAACAAAAGAAATAAAATAAAAACATGGCAATCTTAGATCCAAACGAAATATTTTTTACCGCCTTTGAACCCAAAGTACAGAACAGATTTATTCTTTATGTAGATGGAATCCCTTCATATTTAATCAAAGCGGTAAGTGCGATAGAATTGACTCAAGAAGAAATTACATTGAATCACATTAACGTTTACCGTAAAGTAAAAGGTAAATCAAAATGGGGTGATATTACAATGACTTTATTCGATCCAATTACGCCATCAGGTGCTCAAGCTACAATGGAATGGGTTCGTTTACATCACGAATCAGTAACAGGTAGAGATGGTTATTCTGATTTCTATAAAAAAGATTTAACAATCGATATTTTAGGTCCTGTAGGTGATATCGTTTCTGAGTGGGTAATTAAAGGTGCATTTATTAAAACTGCTAACTTTGGTGAATATAACTGGGATAACGATGCAGCAGCACAAAACCTTACAATTACTGTAGGTATGGATTACTGTGTATTGAATTTCTAATTAAAAAGAAAATTAAAAAGAGCTCGCAATTTTTGCGAGCTTTTTTGTTTCTCATATATTTATATACGACAATAAAGTTATAACCAAACAGATTATGGAAGAAAATAAATTTAAATTCCCAACCGAAACCGTGGAATTACCATCAAAAGGTTTAGTCTATCCCTCATCCTCCCCCTTATCAAAAGGTACTGTAGAGATGAAATATATGACAGCAAAAGAAGAAGATATTCTAACCAATCAGGCATACATTAAAAAAGGTGTTATGTTTGATAAATTATTAAAATCACTCATTGTTACTGAAGGTGTTGATTTAGATAGTTTAATTGTAGGTGATAAAAATGCACTTTTAGTTGCTGCTCGTATTTTAGGTTATGGTGGAGAATATAAATTTTCACTATATGGAACAGAATATAATGTTGATTTAACTGTTCTTGAAAATAAATTTTTTGGTAATGAAGATTTTGAAAAAGGTAAGAATGAATTTAAATATGTTTTACCTAATTCTAAAGTAGAAATTTCTTTCAAATTATTAGATGGTAAAGCAGAAAAAGAAATTGATGCTGAATTAGAAGGTTTAAGAAAAATCAATAAAGACTTATCCCCAGAATTAAGCACAAGATTAAAACATTTAATTTTGTCTGTTGATGGTAACTATGAACAAAAAGCTGTACGTGAGTTCGTAGATAATTATCTATTAGCAAAAGACTCTAGAGCGTTGCGTGATTATATTAAAAATTTTCAACCCGACGTAAATATGACTATAAACCATAAGGATGCAGACGGCTTTGAGGAGGAAGTCACCATCCCCGTTACTCTTAACTTTTTTTGGCCTGAATCCTAATTCAATAGCCGAAGAAAGAATGGCTCTCTTTACTCAATTACATGAAATATGTTTTTGGGGACAGGGGGGATATGATTTCGAAACAGTTTATAATTTACCTTTATGGTTGAGAAATTTCATTTTTAGTAAAATGAAAAAACACTACGATAAAGAAAACAGTAGTGATCAGGATGCAGCTATACAAAAATCAATAGCTAATTTAAAAGCAGGAGCTCAACCTAAACAAAAAGTACTATATAAAACAGAGGCATCAAAAAAATGATGCCTCTTAATATTTATAACATATAATTATATCAATAAATGGCTCTTGATCCTAAAGTAATAGCTCAGCTTAAAAAAGATTTAGCAGAAATCAATAAAATCTATGATAAGATAGGGGAGAAACCTTTAACTATTGATGTTAAACAAGCTGGGGTAGATGACATTAAACTTGTTAAAGAATACCTAAAAGAAGCTAAAACCTTTGTTCAAGATTTAGACGAAGGATTTGGTGGAATGGCTGAATCTATACGAAATATAGTTAGTGAATGGAAAAAAGGATTCGCCACACCAACATCAGAAGCTACAAAATCATTTACAAAATTAAAAGGTATTGCTGAAAAATTATCGGATGATTTTAAAGGTATTACTGAATTAAAAGGTAAAGAAGTAAAAATATTACGTGATCAAGCTAAAATTGAAGTAGAAAGATTAAAAGTTTTACAAGCCCAATTAGAAGCTAATGAAGCAAAATCTGATGAAGAAAAAATTCTTTTAGACAACTTAAAATCAGAATATAAAGTTCAATTAGAGATTTTAAAAGGTGCTGAAACTCGTTTACAAACAGAAACCAAAATCCAGAAAACATTAGGTATTACTGGAGCTTTATTTAAAGGCATTCAAGGAACTTTACAAAAAATTGGTATGGATGCTTCTCATTTTGAAGGAATGAATGAAAACCTTAGAGAAGCAGCAAAATCAGGAAGTGCTTTTAAAGTTTTAGGTACAGGTATTAAAGAAACATTTAAAGGAGTAGGTTCAGCATTAATGGATCCCTTAGTAATAACGGGTTTATTAACGGCTGCTATTACTAAAGTATATAAATTATTTACCGCTTTTAACCAAGCATCTGTTGATTTAGCTAGAAACTTTGGTATAACTAGAAAAGAAGGAGACCAACTCCAAAAACAATTTTTAAGTATAGAATCTTCTAGTACAAGTTTATCTGCTACTCTTCCTAATATAAGTGAAGCCTTTACAGATTTAAATGGTGTAACAGGAACTTTTGCTAATTTGTCCTCAGAAACACTAACTACATATGCTGATTTAACCAAAGCATTAGGAGTCAGCAAAGATACTGCTAGTACTTTTTATAAATTATCTTTAGTAACTGGAAAATCTTTTAAAAATACGACTGAAGAAATACTTGGTCAAACCAAATATCAAAAAGATCAACTTCGTACTTCTTTGAGTGAAAAAACGATTATGGAGGGTATTGCTAAATCCACAGCAGCCCAAAGATTATCATTAAGAGGAGGTACCGAAGAATTAATACAATCAGTTATTCAAGCTAAAAAGTTAGGTTTAGAAATGAATCAACTTGAAGGAATTTCTGATAATTTATTAAATATAGAATCCTCTATTGCCGCTGAACAAGCAGCAGAGTTAATGACTAATAGAGAATTAAATTTAGAAGCAGCTCGTTATTATGCTAATACAAACCAAACAGAAAAATTAGCAGCCGTATTATCTAAAGATATAGGAACAGCAGCTCAGTTCCAAAAAATGAGCAGAATTGAAGGTGAAACTTTAGCTGCTGCTTATGGTTTATCTCGTGATCAACTTGCAGAAATGTTGGAAAACAAAGAAATGCAAGATAAACTTGATAAAGTAGGAGTAAAAAGTGAAGAAGAATTAGCTCAAAAGTTTGCAAATAGAAAACTTACATTAGAACAAATACAAAAATTAGGTGGTAAGGAATTAAAAGACAAAGCATTAAATCTTTCATTCCAGGAAAAACTTAATAATCTAATGGAGAAATTTAAAAATGTTTTTGTTACTGAATTAGCTCCTTATTTTGAAAAATTTGCTGATAAATTTGATAATTTTATTAAAGGTGGTGGATTAAAGAATTTTATTGAGGGTGTTAAAACATTAGCTTCAGGCATAGGAAAAGCTATAGATCTTTTAACAAGCAAAACAGTTTTAACAATTTTAGGAGGACTTGTTGGATTAAAAGCTTTAAGTTCAGTTAAAAATTTTGCATTAGGCCAACCAGGATCATCAGCAATGAGACCAATGTATACTAAAGAAGTTGGTTTTGGTGGTGGAGGTGGTGCTGGAGATATGCTTGGAGGTTTTGGTTCTAGTACAGGATCAAACTTTGGTAGAGGATTTGGTTCTTATGCTAAAGATATATTTAAAGGTGGTAGAGCCGGAACAGTAGCTAGAGGAAGAATGTTAGGTGGTGCTAGAAACTTTTTAAAAGGTCCTGTAGGATTAGGTATTGCTGGTTTAGCCGTAGATGCTATTACTCCTATGATATCCGAAAGATTTAAAGGACCAAATGGAGAAGCCACTGGTGCCTCAGATAATGTTGATATTACTGGTAGTACAGCTGGTGCTGCTCTTAAAGGAGCGGGCATTGGATTGATGCTTGGGCCTATAGGTGCTGCTGTTGGTGGTGTTTTAGGAGGACTTTATGGTCTTGCAAGTGGATGGATGGATGTTGATGAAAGAAAAAATGATGAAAGATTAGCAAAACAGGAATTACAAGGAGCTATTAAATTTAATAATGAACAATCTGCTAAAGAATCAGCAGGAGCTTTAGTTTCAAAATATCAATCTTTTGGTGAAAGAAATACAGCTGGACAAGAAGGAATTGAAAGATCAAATTCATTATTAGAAGGTATATATAATGCTGTATCTACATCTAAACCAATTATGATGAATGGTAATCAAGTTGGAGTTGGTGTAGGATTCGACAACTACCAGATGCAATAATTTAATTTAACAATATTTATAACAAAAATACTATGGCACTTTTAGATTTATTAAAAACCCAAGGATCATTATTAACTGGTTTAGATGGTAAAAATCCAAAACCGTATAATGGAACTTCTAATTATAAACAAGATTTAACTTTATCTCAATTAGATTTAAATGGTAAGAATCCTAAAAAATATGATCAAATGTCTGCTTTAAAACCTAAAGTAGGATCTTCATTTTATGATTTAGAAAAAAACCCTCAACCATATAATGGAGCTTCTAATTTTAGACAAGATTTAACTTTGTCTCAATTAGATTTAAACGGTAAAACACCAAGTAAATATTTAGATAATCCTCCTAAATAAAAATAATGAGTTTAGTAAAACTCTTAGCTGATATAAATTCCTTTTATAAGGATTATCCTTATGCCAATAAGTATAAGGCAAGTGCTCAAAATCCTGGGCCTAATGTATCCTTTTTACCATACGCTGTTAATACTGGATTTTTACAAAAAAGTTTAAATTTTGGAACACCTCCACAATACGATAGACCGGGAGCAGGTATTAGTGAACAACCTTATTTTAAAGTAGATACTAAAAAGGTATTTGATTTACCTATGGAAGACATAGGTCAAACAGGAGGTCCTGATTTTTATGTAAGAGGTGGATTTTTATTACCTAAATCTATTGAAGAAGATGAAATTAGATTATCTAATTTCTTTAAAACAACTAAAGGTCAATTATGGGTAGGACAACAAAACGTTTTAGCTAAATCAGCTCCAGTATACTTACCAAATAATATTTTTCCAAAAAATATTTATACACCTGCTTCTACGTTAGCTCAAGCTGCTGGTAATCCTTTTGGTTTACATGTTAATAAAATGGGTGTAAACCCTTTAGCTGCTCAAGGATTAATAAATGAAAATTCATATTTAAATTTAACTAAAACTGAATATAATACTGAACTTACTAATAGATTAACTATTTTATATAATACTAAAATAGGAAAATGGAAAACTACATCTTTTTTACGTATTGATTCTGAAGTAGCTAAACAATTTGGTATAAAAGATGATGATTTAGTTATTATAAATAGTACTTTAGGTTTATATGATAGAAAAAGAGTTACAAATACAACAACTGATAATCTATTTTTTACACAACCTAATGAAATAAATAATGGTGGTTTATATTTTAGTTCTTTTACATCAACTAGATTAACTGAAACTCTTCCAACTATTAAAGCTGGAAACACAGAATATACTGCTATTAATGATTTTAGAAGAGAAGTTCCTCAAAGTACTAATTTTAATAGTTTTTTAGCTAAAAGTAATTATGCTATATATAATCTTCAACGTACTTTTGGAATCTCAGACCCAGGTATTAGAGAAAAAAATGTAACTAATCAAAACACAGGTTCAGCTTCTCCATCTACTATTGATGTTATCAATATTAAATCAATATATAATAGCACTCAAGTTGAAACAGAAACAGCTGATTCTGATTTAATTCCTTTTTATTTTCAAGTAGTAAATAATGAAAATCCTTTTAATTATGATTTTGTTCATTTTAGAGCATACATAGAAAATTTAGGAGACAATTTTCAATCAAACTGGACATCTTTTAATTACTCAGGACGTGGTGAGAATTTTTATGTTTATAACAACTTTACTAGAAATTTAACTTTAAGTTTTAAAGTAGCAGTTGAAAGCCAACCAGAATTAAAACCATTATATAGCAAATTAAACTATCTAGCATCATTAACAGCACCAGATTATTCATCAGCCGGGTATATGCGAGGGAATTTTATTAAATTAACGATAGGAGATTATTTATCTGCTGTTCCTGGATTTATGACTAGTTTAACTTATACTATAGCAAATAATGTTGTGTGGAATACTGGAAGGTATAATGATCCTACAAGTGAAAAATATGGAACAAGAGATTTAGATTCTCCAATAGTACCTTTAGTTGTAGACGTTCAATTATCATTTGTTCCTGTTCATAATTTCTTACCAAGAAAATCAAACAACTTTATTACTTCTGTAGATGCTAATGGTAATATAGCAACTAATGGAAAAGTTACAAGTCCATTTATTAGTTTAGGTCAAGATAATGAAGGATATGAAAATAAAATTATTAATGGAGGAACATAAAAATGAGAAGATATTCTACTATATTACAACAACCAACAACAGATCAAACATTTGTATCATACTATAAAAATCCTTTTTATCAAAGTATTCCTTTTAGTACTAATGATATATATGTTATTACTACTTCTGGAGATAGATTAGATTTATTATCAACTAGGTTTTATAATTCATCACAATATTATTGGGTAATAGCTTTAGCAAATCCAAATAAAACAAATCCTGGTTCTTTATTTATAACCCCTGGTACTCAAATAAGAATCCCTGCTAACCTAGAAGGAATTCTTTCAGTTTTTACAGCAAATAACTCTTAATTTAAAATATGGCTGATGTAAATGCGTTTTCATACCCACCTTTTGACGAACCAATAATAGATCAAATTAATAATAGACAATATTATTTAGGTAATGAAGTTGTTATTAATAATGATCCTGCTGTTCAAAATTGGAAATTTAACAATTCAGCATGGATACGTTTAGCTTCCTCTGTTAATTTAGATGTACAAACAGACTCATCTGGTAGTATAACGGGAGGTGCTGTACCATTAATTAAAAAATTAGTTCCAAATGCTAATCCTTTAGCATATTCTGGAGATACTTTAGCTAAAAATTATGTTCTTTATGGTGGGGTATCTTCTGTTATTGATAGATCAACAGATGCTAATTCTAAGGTATTAATTTCTAATTTAGATGCTTTAACTAATAGTAATGATTATTTTGTAAATGCTGTTCCTGATGGAGATTTGATAACTTCTACTTATGGGTTTGGAGGATTAGAACAAGGTATTAGGCCAATGCCTGGTATAAAATCTATTAATATAACTTATTTAAACCGTGGTACTAATGCTAGAGCAGAAATAGAAATAATAGCTTTTAATAGAGAACAGTTAGGTATACTTGAAACATTATACATGCATCCTGGATATAATGTTTTATTAGAATGGGGTCATTCTTCATATATAGATAATAAATCCAAACTAATCATCCAGCCACCAAATAATAATACATCCGCTTTTACAAAATTATTTTCTGGAGCACAATTTAACGTAGGTACTATGGCTAAACTTATTCATAATGAATCTTTAGCTCGTTCAGGAAATTATGAAGGTATGTTTGGTCCTGTATCTAATTTTAGCTATAAATTTAACCCTGATGGAACCTATAGTATAACAGTATATATGCAATCTGTTGGTTTATTAGCTGAATCTTTAAAATTAAACACTTCATCAGCAAATGGAAAATACCAACCCGCCATTTCTAAAGTAAGAAGTGAATTAGATGCTAAATTAGCTGCAGAAAAAGCAAAATTAGAAACTTTACAATCTCAATATTCTCAAGTATCTGCTGTTTTGGCTGCTAGTAGACAAAGAATTGCTTACAATAACACTAGAACTGTAGCAGATAATGCCCAAGTTGTTGTAAATGGAAGATCTACTTCTAATAATACACAAGCAGATGTAGTAGCAGAAAATGAACAAATTCGAAACGAAATTTCTATTGCTCAAAAAGAAATAGATCGTTTAAATGCTGAGATTTTAAAACTCCAACCCGAACCAACCCCTGATAATTTAGTATCTAGTTTAAGATTTGCTAATATATTAAATTATTGGTTAGATGCTCAAAATTCTACCCTTACTAATTATGTTAATGATAATCCTCCTGGAAAAGTAACTTATGATATATTAACTGATGATAATAATCTTTATAGAAAAGGATTTAAAACAAGTTCAAAAAACCAAAAACAAACTCTTAACAAAGCAGACAACTCAGTTACCCCTGAAGTTCTACCAGGCACAGAAAGTTATATTAGATTAGGAGCTTTATTACAATTTATAAATGATAATTTATTAATTTATAATGAAAATAAAACTCCTATATTTTCCATAGATTACAGTTTAGAGTCTAATGTTTGTACTCGTCATAATTTTTCTATATCTAGTGATCCTACTATATGTGTAGTAGAAAATCCTGATATAGATTTAGGAGATGGTTATACTCCTGAAGATAAATTATCATCAACTGTCCCCTTTAAAAAATCAGAATTTTTAGGGTACACAATGAATATTTTTGTAAATATAAATTTTGCAGCTACAGTTGCTGTTCAATATACAGATGTTGATGGAAATGTTTCCTTATTTGATTATTTAAAACATTTAATGAATGGTGTAAAAGCTGCTTTAGGATATATTAATGACTGGGAAGTATCATATGATAATTTACAAAATCAAATTGTAATAAAAGAATTAGCATATAGAAAAGCAGGATCTTCTATAGGACCTAATTTGGCTAGATTTAACATATATGGTTTTAATCCTATAGGAACAGATTCTAATAGTTTAGGAAGTTTTGTTGAAAACGTAGAATTTAATGTTACTTTAGATTCTAAATTTCAAACAAATGCTGTAGTAAATGCTCAAAGTCAAGGAAGTAGTGTTTTAGGAGAAGATACAACCGCTTTAGCTACTTATAATAAAGGACTAATAGATAGAACCTTTAAAAGTAAAATATCCCAAAACTTATTTAGTCTTACCCCCGAAGAAACAAAACCAGAAAATTTTAATGCTACTGAAATACAAAGATTAAATGAATTAGCTATAGCTTTTTACGGAGGAACTCAAAGTATAGATGAAGAAAAAATAGGTGAATTTGGAAACATATTAACAACTGTAGGAAAGTATCTTATTTCTTATCAAGTAAAAACAAATAAAAGAACTCCAAAAAATGTTATCCCTTTTGATTTAAGTTTAACTATTATGGGGTTAGGAGGGATAAAACTTTATGAAAAATATACTACTGATGATAAAATTTTACCTCCAAATTTTTCACCTTTAGATTTTATAGTAAAAGCAATAAGCCACACAGTATCAGCAAACAAATGGTTAACTAAAATTCAAAGTTTAGCTGTTGCTTCTCCCGATGGAAAAACATTTGTTGATGAAACAAAATATGAAAAAATAAAAGCGGCTATTGTTTCAAATTCTCGAAGAGCAACAGGGGGATTATGCCCTTCATTCAATCCTCCAAACGGAGGAAAACCAGGACTTTTAACCCCTGGAAATAATATTTTAAATTCGTTAAAAGAAGCTGGTTATATAACATCAGCAAACTTTGCTTCCTTTAAATCTAGTAATAACAATAAAATTAAATTTGCTTCCATTATTGCTACTCAAGAAGGATATAATCTTACATCAACTTTAGGATATAAAAATAACAATCCTGGAAATATTGTGGGTGCTGGAAATAATGGAAGTGAGACTATAACAGTTACTAGAAATGGAGCTTCACAAACATATACTTATGCTAAATATAAAACTAAAAAAGATGGTTGGGATGCTTTAATAAATAAATTTGTTACAGGATGGATTAACAATAAACAATTACCCCCATATGCTGGAAGTACAGTTTACCCAGAATGTTTTAAAGAAGAAGATAATCAATATTTTAAATCAAATGGTATTCCTATTACTGAAGGAGTTTCATATAATTATGTACCAGGAAGTATTCCAACACTTCGTCAATACATTTATCAATTCTGTCCTCCTTCATCATTAGATTCTACTAGTGGTTATATAGCAAATGTATATAAGAGTTTAGTGGCTTTTGGAGTAAATATTACATCAATTGATGAACCTATGAATAATTATATTAAATAATGTATTATCCAAAAAATAAAATAAAAACTAATCTTTACACTAATGGTAACGAATTAGTGTACCGTAACTCACTAGTGAGTTATTCTGGTTTTTATTATAAAACTTATGATGGAAAATACTTTAGTGGAAAAAGCAATGATGATATAACTAGTGAAGAATTAATTAGCATTATTTCCACCAACAACGCCGATAAAGAATATCAAATAGCAATTGAATCCCAAACAAATCCAGATGTTAGTTCTATTAATACAACATTAATTAATTTGGGATACACTGAATTAGGATTACCTCAATTTTCACAACTCCCAAAGTTTACATATAGTCAACCTACTCAAGAAGATTATAAAAAAGGTAGATTTGAAAGATATTTTGTAAAAAAATCAAATGAACCCACATTCATTGAAATAGATAAATTACAATTTGAAAGATTTTTAAGTAAAGATACCCAATATGCTTGGCAATTTTATATTCCATTTAACATGACTTGGTTAATTGCTGGAGATAAAGTTAAAGAAACTAATTTTAGAATAGCATCACAAATCCAATCAAATAATAAAGTATATGGTTTTGTTAAATATTTGGAGTTAACAGGAGGATTTGATAAATTTTACCCTAAAGTTGGACATATGAATTCGGGTTCGTATATTGATAGAGTAAATCAAGGTTATGTTTTGGATAATAGAGACAGAAGAGGCAATAGAGTATTTGACTCACAAAACGATAGTGGAAGCATTCGTAGAGATAATTCCACACCACGATAACATACACCCTGCTTTAAATGACGTGTCTTTAGTGTATATAAGACCGTTTAACGACACAAAAGGTTATATGTTATGTGTTGACCATAGTGAGACTTCCTCGCTTAATAAAACGGTTATAGACGCGTTACTACAAAAAATAAATAAAGTGTGGGTGCGCGATAAGAAATCCGCATTGTATTATTTTCCTATTAAAAGCTTGTGCGACCTATCCATTCTTAATCCTACGTATATACAAACCGAAACACAAGCACATAATTACTTTTATTCTCACCATACGGATTATCCAAAGGTTAATAAACTTGTACCAATAAGCAAACACTACGAAAAATGCGAACATATTTATCAACAAGTTCGTAGTGTAATACCAAAAGAATTACCACCATATTTTGATTTTTACAACAATAAGGCAGTACTAGCATTCTTTGGAATAGAAAAAAACGGATTAAAAATAGACAAATATGAATTTGATAAACACTATGAGCTCAACAATGAATTTTATTCAATCCAAGGCGATCGAATTTACACAAGCTACAATTTGGCTACAACAACACGTAGACCAAGTAATTCTTTTAATGGCGTTAATTTCGCAGCAATAAACAAAGATAATGGCGCAAGGAGGAGTTATATATCGAGTCATGGGTACGTTGAGTTCGATATTAGTGCATACCATCCTACTATTGTCGGTCGTTTACTTGCCTATGATTTTGGCGTTCCGGATGTCCATCAGGCGTTCGCAGACCTCTATCAAACGAGCTACAAAGAGGCAAAAGAAATCACGTTTAAGCAACTATACGGAGGCGTATTTAAGGAGTATGAGCACCTTGAATTTTTTCAACAAGTAAAAGAATTCGTGGCAATAAATTGGGAGGCATTCAATAACTCCGGTCAAGTTATCGTGCCTATTTCAGGTTATTGCTTTAAAAAGAGTGAGCTGGAGAATATGAATCCGCAGAAACTGTTTAACTATATGTTGCAGAATGTGGAGTCCGCAATGAATGTTCATATATTGATGGATATACATAAGCTACTGCGAGGACGTAAAACAAAAATTGTATTATATACGTACGATTCGTTTTTGTTTGAGCTAGGTGAGGGCGAAAATGATATAGAAAATGAGATAAAACAAATATTTGATAAATACAGGTTACAGACAAAAACAAGTTATGGAAAAACATACGATTTTACAGAAGAATGACTATATGTATGACGGATACGATTTCGATTCGACAAACATAAAAGACGTGAACAATAAGTTATTTTGTACATTTACAGCACTAGAGGATTTAGATACGCTAATTAGTGATTTGACTAAAGCGTACTCAATCATGTATAATAAGATGTTTGTACTTTATGTTAAGAGTACAGATGAATATGTTGTTACATACAACGTAGAGCAGGGCAATGTTGAGGGTATTCCTCAAAATACTATCCTAGTACATAGAAAAAAAGAAACAAATACGCTTTATACAATTAACGCGTTAAATGATTTGATTAAAAAATTAAACGGTGGAGTGGTTGACCCATCTTACCGTGTAAATTGGCAACACTATAAAAATTGTATTTTGTTAACCAACCATAATGAGTTGAAACAATTGAATACAAAAGTTTATAAGATTGTAGAGCTTTAAAAATTCATTTGGAAATCTAGATTTCCCTTCGTATATTTATGACATATTAATAAGCATGAAAAAAGCAGACAACTTTGATCCTAGTAAGTGGTTAGTAGAAAATAAAATTACTACTCAATCTCGTTTGAATGAAGAAGAAAGAACCTCAGGCAATATATTAATACAAAATCTTACTCCAGAAATTAAAGAAAAAATAAAATTTATTAAAGATAATTATCCAAATTTATCCTTTAAATTAGTTCCAAACAACAATTATCATGATGATGAATTTTTAAAAGGAACATACACTTTTAGTTATGGTGGACCGGCAGATGAAGAAATGCAAGATTTAATAAATGATTTAAATTCTTAATAAAATAATAAGAGCCCTGTAAAAGGGCTCAAATTCTGTAATATTTATAATCGACCAAAATTATAAATTACAGTGATA